AGCTTAACAGTACCGATGGCACTCTTATGGAAAACTGTAGCTACAACGTGTTGAGCATCTACATTATAAGTGTTGTTTGTTCCTGATACAGCCGATGAGTTATCAGCGAATGCAGTGACAGCAGTGTTTGATTTAACTATGTTGATACCAGCAACTTTAATTACTGTACCATCAGAGTAAACACCATTACCATTTGCACCGAAGTCTCTATTTAAAATCTTATCGTTTTGTACGATTTGATAATAAATATCTGGCTTAACTACGCAAAATCTATCTTCGCTAGGAACATCTTTTTCATCAAGTGCTTGAGCACATTCGAAAATTGATGCGATTAGTGAAGTTGCATTTGTGTTAGCATCTGCGTCTGTGATTTGAGTTCCACCCGAACCACCTGTTATTGTAGCTGAAGCTTGTGCAGATAACACAGCTAATTGAAGTAGGTTTTTGTCTACTGTATTAGCAAGTGCTCTACCCATTTCAGATGTGTAGATACTTCTAACATCGTAATGGTTTTTCGCTTCGTCTAGGTTTGCAATAAATGCAGACGAAACCAAAAGGTCATCTATATTTACTGTTTTCTCGTTATGCTTAACAGATGTTCCTAAAATCTCATTTCCTGGAGTATGATAGCTAGCTGAAGTTGTTCCAATTACTGGGAACTGTGCTGACTTACCAGAAGAGATACTTCTTACTTGGGTCATACCAAGCATTTTGTTTTCTCTCATGAAAGTAGCTAAAACTTCACCTGACCATACTTTTAAGAAAAGTTGATTGACATCGTTAGCACCATTTACTTGTCCAAGTCTGGACACTGTTGCGTTTGACATAATTATTCTCCTTTAAATTATGATTGGTTTGTTTTTAGTTCCTTGCACATACTTCAAAGAGTTATCTCTTTTGATTTACTCGCAAGTAAATCTTGGAGGCAATTTTTATCTTTGTGAAGGCTCACTCCTCTTGAAGAAGAGTGTGTGAGTTATTTCTTTCCTCTAATTTTGCTAACAGTGGATAAACCGAAACTTCCAGAGTAGACAATTAGAACAGCCCACCAAAATTCTTCTGGTGCGTTTTTTAGTATTTCAAATCCTTTTTCCATCCATGGCTGTGTGTATGGAATAAATAAAGCAATAAAAATTAAAGTTATCTTTATAGTTAATACTTCATCTTTAATACTTGAGTTTGAACTTTTAATTTGTTCAATACTTACATTTTGTTCTGCTTCAATTTCTTTTGCTCTAATGACTTTCTTCTTCTCAATGGAATGATTTATTGCTGACACAGTTTTGTCTGCGATAATCCGAGTGAGTGGATTTTTCATTAAAGGCAAAATGAAATTTAACATATTATTTCTTTTTCTTTTTAGGAAATCCAGCCTTCATAGCTTTGTATGATTTAGCTGAAACTGTACTTTTACTTTTAGGTCTTGAAGTACCAGCTTTTTTCCTTGCATTAATATTTCTATATAATGACATATTTCTCCTTCCCACCTTAATAGGTGTTATTTATATTGTGTTTGAGTGTTTAACTTTGTTTTCTACATCTGCTCTATAAGCACTGTCTGTAGTGTATCTTGGGTCGTTTATATCAGATAACATTTCACCAACTGACCTATAGCCAATATTGCTATCTGCTTTAGTTCCAGAAAATAAATTTGGTTCTGAATTGTTATTAGAATATTTAGCTTGAACACCAGCTATTGCTAACTGTGCTTGTTCTAAACTTCCACTTTCAATAGTATTATTAAAAGCAGTTATTTCTTCTGTAGACATATTCTTTGAAGCCCAATTAACCATTTCTGTATACTGTTCTTTACCTCCAACAGTAGACATAATTGAATTGTTCTTTTGGTCTGCTAAAGCTGTTTGGCCTTCTATATAGGCATCAACAACTTGTTTATCCAAACCAAGTTTAGCTAATTCACCATAACTTGTTTCAGTAAGTTTACCTTCTTCAGCAAATTCATTATAAAATTTATCTAACTTACCTGCTTGAGTTTCTTCACCTTCTTTAGGTGCAGGTATTTTAGTATCTAATTTTTCATTCTCATAAGTTTTATCTTCTGCTTTTTGAGAAAATTTAGTTTCTAATGCTCCATAAGCTTTAGCCAGTTCTTCTGCGTTAGCAAATTTTTCTGGAAGCCATGAAGGTCTTTCCTCACTAGAAGTCTCCTGTGTCGAAGCTTCTGGTTGTGAGTTTATTTCTTGTTGTTTTGATTGCTCCTCAATAGATGGATTATTTTCATCTTGAGTTATTTCTACTTTATCGACCATTTAATTCTCCTATGATTGGTTTACGATTGTTTCACCTAATGTTTTTGGTGGTATGTTCCCTGCAATTTTTTCACCTGCTCTTAACATAGCTGACTGTTGTTGCTCATCCATCATTGACTGTTGTTGAGCTTGTTGTTCAGCTTGTAAATCTTCTTCACTTCTAATTAGACCTTTTGTTTCAATGCCATCTGCTGTAGCTAATCTTTTTATTGCTTCAGTGACATTTACAAACTTTGCAATACTTTCAGCACCTAAAGTGCCAGCCAATGTTTGTAAAAATTGAATTAATTTATTTCTATCTGTTGTTCTTCCTAAAGCTTCAATTCCAGTAATAACTTTTGGAAATACAATTCCTTTTGGTAGTTGTGGTAATTTTTTAGTTTTACTTAATAAAGCTAGTTTTCTTCTAACTAGAGGTAATTGAAATTCTTGTGATAACACACCATAGATACCACCAAGACTATCTTGTAGTTCCTGGGCTGTCATTCTTACTTCTTCAGCAGTTGTTCTTTCACTGTCTCTGATAACTGAAGCATTTAATAAAAAAGCATAAGACAATCTCTGTTCGATATTGACCATACTTTGTTGAGCTACTCTGAAGTCTGCAAACTTACCAACTTGTAATACTGATACATCATTAGCTGAACCTTCAATAATTGCACCATTTTCACTTTCTGCTAATGCTTTTGCTCTAGTAGTTCCATTAGGAGCTACCATAAATAATGTTTTTGCTGAAGCAGATGAACCTTCTACAATTGCTTTAGTTAATCCTTCCAAGCTCACCAAGTCTCCTTGGTACTCCTCAACATAACTACGACCATAATTTTCTGCTGAAATTCTTACCATTCTTAAAGGTATGTATGGAGACTGGTCTAATTTGTATTTACCATAACTCTCTTTAATCTGAATACCTTTTACTTCCTGGTGAACCATGAAATGGTCTGTTTCTCTTTTTACACAAGTATATAAATCACAAATAGCATCTTCTTTATTATCACCTTGTTGTTTGAGAATTTGTTCTCTTACATAATCAGGTAGAGCATTATAATGAATACTTTCTTTAGTAATGATTTCTAAAACATTACCCATTGGGTCTCTTTCAATTACATATTGTGATAATGGGAAAACTCTTAAGCCTTCTTTATCTACAAATAATAAAGCATTACCTGCAACAATAAGATGTTTTAAAGCTTCAAAGACAACAACTCTGTCATTAGACATTTCAATGTCATCCATAACAGCTTTTTCTATTTGAACTAATCCACTGTCTATTTGTGTTTTTAAATTTTCATCTTCTTCTATTTCTCTAACTGCAAAGTTATCAATAGCTAATCTAAAGAATGGAGCATTTGGAGGCAATAATGATAATAATAATTTAGAGGCTAGATTATTCACTCCTCTTGCTCCGATACCTTGATAGGTAGTCGCAAACTCTTCAGAACTTGTTGAGCTGTCTCGTGGTATAAGTGTAGGTATAGTTAATTCAGAACAATCTCTTGCTCTATCAAGATAAACTTCTCTTGCTTGTGCTTTTGAATTATATCTACTCTCTATTCCTTGTGTACTATTGCTAGTACCAGTGTAAATGTTTGCCATTTATTATAGACCACCAATTACTGGTATTCGTAATTTAGATGCACCTGTTCTCTTCCTGTCGTATGAAGACGCTTTGTTCATACTTCTGCCTTGACTTTCAGAATATCCTGCTGGTCTCGCACTTCCTTGTGTATTTTGTGTCACTGGAGGTGGAGCTACTGGAGCTGGGTCTGGCATTGGTGGAGGACTGGGAGCTTTTACTGATACGCACATATTAACTCTTCTCCATAATGTTATTTTCTTGTTCTTGTTTTTGTTGATGTAAGAAACGCACTACGCTTCTTTGACCTATACGAAAGTATATTTCCTTCATTTCCATGTTTATCTCTGGAGTTCTTTCAGGAAACATTTTGTCTAAATCAGCTAGTAATTCTTTTGTTAAACCAGCTACTTTTAAGTTTTTGTCGTTCATATATCTAAAGTGTCCTATTATTGGTTATGAATAATCCCTATCTAAAATCATTTTTAGATAATGAATTGCTTTGTTAATGTCTTCTTCTTTGCCTTTGTATTGATGTCTGCAAATATATTTAATTGCATTACCTTCAGCAAAAGGAAGTCTGTTTTCGTTTATGAAATAAGCTGGTTGAACCTTTAATTTTTTATAATGGTCTCCACCTTCTTGGTACTTAAGTACATCAAACATTTCATTATTAGGCATTTGGGCTCCATAGTATTGGTTTCTTTTTCTTATTATCCCAATCAGAGGCTCTTAATATTCTAGCTAATCTAGCTTGAGTAAGTGCATATTTTTCATCTAGTTCTTGTCTTTTATATTCAGCAAGAACAGCTTCCCACATTTCAGGTAAGTCTTTTTTATTTGCTAATATTCTTGAAGCTTTAACTCCTCCAATTTTTGGACATCCTCCAAAATTGTCAGTCAAATCCC